CAGGAGGCTACCCGGCCTCTTACGCAGCAATCCTAGCCGAAGCTAAGACTGCGAGATTCCGCGGATTACACAAATCCGTTACTCTCTTTTTGAGTCAGGATTGAATAATTTAAGTTTGGTTAAAACTCAGTTATTCAAGTCGACTTCGACCTTAGGAATTAGTTTCAAATTTTCAATAATTTTGACTAATTGCAAAATATTCTGTTGGTCCAATGTTTCTCTGGAATCAAGTCAAACGTCAGTCACTTTCACGGATGTTCATCCGCGAATAGTTTCTACCATTTGGCTGAAACCATCGAAATATTGTCCAATAGAAATACTTTGTGATGAGTCAGAAGTACTGACTTTTGAAGCTGATCCTACGTTTTCATATCTGTAAATTGATGTGTTTCTTACACCTTTAACAGTGTAATTAACACGTCAATTTTCAGCTATGAGACTTAAAGGACCTTTTGCTATATTAGGTCGCAGCTTTCGGTTGATAAGATTTTTGTGAAGATGTCTACGATAAGATCTTCGAGACACATTTTGTGCAGCGATGAAATTTTCATAGTCATCATAAATCTTATAACTCTCAATTGTGGTCCACTTTTCAGCAATTTCAAAACAGAGATGAAAATGATAATGAGGGATTGCTCCTTCATTACCAGATTCACATCTGAATTTAAATTCCTCAAGAGTAAGGACTTGCCTTAAAACTTGATCACCTAAAATTGATCTTCATTTGGGATGAAGGTCAGAATTAGCGTCAAGTTGCAGCAACTTTTCTCAATGATTTCTTTGAAATCCCGAAGATGAAGTTGAAGAATAATAGTCTTCTATTATTTCTTCTTTTCATCGCGGACAATTTCTAAAAAATCATAAAAGATTAGCAGCCAATTGAGAGCGGTGTGAAATTACATCCGGAAATGTAGATCGGACATTGAAGTTGTATCCTCTTTCCAAAAGATATAACTGAAAAAGACTTTTGTCTTTATCAATTAATCTTAGGGGAATCGGACTTACTTCTAACCCTTTTCGAAATATCCTTTTGGCTATTTCGAGAGAGTGAGTCTTACTACATGAAAATGAGTCATTGAGGTCAATTTCGACCCCAATTTTCTTCATAGTCTCTCTATATTCAACTTCTACCTTTTTATTGAAAATGACTGTGTCATCTCCAAGAATTAAGTAATCTTTGAATTTAGAGAATCCGATGCGATGCGCCGACAATCTAACGAGAGCATGATTAGTTAAAGCAAGAGCAGGCCATGAGCTGTAAAGGCCCATGGGCTGTCCTACTTTATACTGAACATGCTTTTTGTCAGATTGCCTGTTACAATTCTTGAAATCTCAAGTAGCCATAAGTTTTAACCAAGATTTGGATAAATCTTCATTCATTCAAATCTTAGATAAAACTTTAGCTGAGACTGAAACCGGTAATCTGTCTGTCGCTGTTTTAAGATCCGTACTCGTTGGAGTACGATTCTTAATTCAATGATTTCAGATTATTGAAGGCAATTCATCTTGTCGAAATGTTAAATCTCCAGGAAGTTTCCTGAGAATTTTCATTAGACGCTGATGGACTGGCTTAAGATAGAGTTGAGAAAGATAATCACCAATGGCAATTATTCGGGTTTTACCCTCATAATCTGCTATTGCTGATAACCTTCTCAATTCTACCCTGTCTCGATCTCGATCAAGTTTCTGTCCGAGCCTAATATCAGCAATGATTTTAGGAACGGATCTCAAATCTGAGAATATTTCAACATATTCATTAGAAAATGTGGAAATATCCTCTATTTGAGAATCAGAATATGTCAAAACTTCGAGAAAACCAGTCACAGTTGCAGGTCCATTTGGACCTTGCTTCGATGAAAAGGTTTTCTCTGGATTTGACATTTCTCATCAGCTTACAGGATCACTTGGCATTCCAAGATGAGAAAAATTGTTTTCAAGCTCATCAAGAATGATCTGACATTCATCAGATTTATTCTCAGTAAGAATGGAAGCAAGATCTATTTCTGGCTTCAGATTTAAATCTCTCGAAACTCATAATATTGATAAAATTGCTCGCGCAAAATTATCATTACTACGAACTCGTGATTCTTCTCATAATAATCTAGAGATTCTGTTATCAGATCTTTGTCAAATAAATTTAATTCACTTTCGTGTTTTAAATTTAATTGGCTCATTTCCGACAACACAATAGAGAAAGTGTTTTCTTAAAGATTTTAAAGTAAACACTTTTTCTTTTCTAGACATTGATTGTAATCAAATGATGTTTTGAATCTTCATAATTTTATGAAGACTCTTAACTTCTTTTGAACTCAGAGAGAGTAAATTTTCAAACAGAAGAGGGATCTCGATTAATTGATGATTAGTCCAAATTGGATTTTCATCAGGAAATCAAGGTCTCTTTGTTGGAAAATTTGTGTTATTTTTCGTCTGCAAGTATGGGGTAAATCCCCTAACCTTGCTTTCGGAAGAAAATAATCTTCGTGCTAGCAAGACGGGCATACTATAACTTTTCATGTTGAATAAAACCAACTTTGAT